TTGTTTCGGTCAACTACACCTGGTTTATTTTCGATGACGGCATTCATAGTATGATATTACATCCAATCGTCTAGTGTTGTCAACAATTATCCTGTTACAGTCGATGTTTTTGGTGCTTTTGCAGCGGGAAGGTTTGGTGGTGGTTCAGTCGAGTCAAGTTTTTCTGCTGAAGAACTTGACACAGGTTGTACTGGTTCGGGTATCTTAACCACTACATCACGGAACATGAGATCGATAATCTCAGGTGTAATCGCAGGGAATGATGCTCTGGCAATCGCCTTGCCACTTTCCATTGGAATCTCACCAATAGTGCATCGATGAATAATATCGACAAGGTTGGCGATCTGTGCCCCATTAAGAGCGGAGTCTTGGACTTGCTCGCCACCACCGATTCCTTGAGTAGCACTTCCAGACTCAACTCTTGATGAAGGATTCATCGGATCAATTTCGGTAGCACCCTTTTCTTCATTAATAATTGGTTTGATGAAGTTTGATGCTTCGGTATCGTTATCAAGGCCTAATTCGGAGCGAATCGTTTGAATCGACTTCACACCCATCGAATGATAGATGTTGTTCATCTCAGCTTCTTTTTGATGCTCTCTTGATTGAAGAGAATATGCTTCAGAAGTGATCTTGATGTTCTTAAGAATCTCTTTTGGAATAATACCGTGTTCGGATGCGAGGTGGATCTGTGACCAAGCTAATGACTTGTTTGGCTCGAATCGACATTCGGCCAAGGATCTTCCAACAATCCCTTGCCATCGCTCAAATGTTCTTCGTGCTGGAGCTTCCGCAATGAGTGCTGAACTGTAGTTGTTGTTGCTAGCATCACCTGACATGAGGGTTTCGCTGATCCCAAATCGTGTTGCAAGTGATCGCAAGTTGGCTTGCAATACTTGGATAAGTCCAGCAGCGTCAACATTCGCCCCAGGGAATTCGTAGTCGATGTTTGCTGGTGCTGTGATGATCGATCCATAGCCGAATCTCTCCAGCCCAATGTTTTCGGTTGCACCCATATTATTGCTGCCACCGAGCGTAGCATCAATCTGTGAGTCAACAAGGGCTGCCATTGAGTCAGGGGCAACATTGTTTACCTTCCTGATCATCGCAATCTTTGCCCTAGCTTTCGCCATCGTGACCGTAGAAGCTAAAATATCCTCGCAATTGGTCAAATTCTGGAACACAGGGTAGAATGTAGTCAATCCACGCTTTGCATTCGCATTTGTGCCAATTTTGATGTGTATAATTTCTTCCGCAGGGATGAAATCGGGTTCTCTAGATACCCTGGGCTTTAAAATGACATTATAACCTAAAACGGTGTTAATATCGTCTTCGTCACACACAATCCCAAACGAATCTTTTGGTGATCCGATATCCGTAGCATACCCTCTGACCAATTCTGGCTCGATAAAGCGAATTACGAGCATTCCGTTAGCTTGTGGGAACTTTCTAATGAATACCTCTCCATCAACATGGAGTCTGTACACAATTTCATTCTCGACATCCACCATACTGTTGTATTCACGAAATATATCGAGTGATGCCTGACATCTCTTCAATAAATCCTCTGGAACTGGGTTCTTTAGATCGATTGAAGCAACCCGCCATTTAAATCCCGAAGACCCAACAACAAATGATTGAAAGCATTGAACTAACCCATGAGCAAACTCATTAGTAGCAAATACGAATCTAGCTCTATCCCTGATGCTTTTAAGCTGCCACCAAGAAAGATAAATAGGAAGTTGCTCACCTGACAGGTAATTGTCTCTAACCGCTAATTGAGCGGGATTGACCCAACCACCCATCCCAGCATTAGGAAACTGAAACGCACCATATTCTGAAGGATCGTTCCAAAACGGCCCCCAACCAGTTTGGTAACTTCCAGTATCATACGAAATAGACTCCGTGATCGATTTTTTCGACCTTGGAGTTCTAGGGGTTGATTTCGGTGCTGGTTTTTTCTTTGCCATTAGATTCTCTAGTTAGTTATCGAAAAGAATCCGTTTACACTTCCCGATACATTACCACTAGTGATAATTTTCAAACCGTCAGTAGAAATGAGAATCCCATCACCCTGACCACTAACACTATATATTTCATACTGCTTTACATGGATCTTTCCAGATAAAGGTGTTAGATCAGTTTGCACAAACTGAATGTAACAATCGCAATCGGGTTGCAATGAGAAAACATGAGCATCACCTATTCCAGCATATATCGCTGTAGTCGATGGAATCGTTGCACTATAAGCTACTGTTGAATTTGCCATTTTTCGGTAACCCAATGATTATTTGTTTAAGGACACAAATCCACTTAATGTTCCAGATGTATTTCCAGATACTGTAAGTTTTATTCCGGCAGCACTTCTCAGAAGACCGTTACCTTGTACTGCACTAGTAAGTGTCTCGTATTGCGGAATATGGATCTTGCCTGACATTTCTGTTGTTCCGTCAGCTTCAAAGAACTGAATGGTACAGTCGCAATCCGGTTGCAACACAAATGCGTGGATATGGCCCGCACCACTAGCAATGATTGTTGTTGTGCCTGGAATGGTTTGCGAAATTGGCATAGAACTGTCTGGCATATAAACCTCCGGTTAAGATGTACACATTGTATTGGTTTACTTGGAGAATGCAAGAGAAAATCATTTTGACGATTTGGGAAAAATAGAAAAATTTTTTGGATGCACTTTTGAATTTGACAAAATGAAACTTGACGGTTCTGAAAAAAAGTCTCTGAGTTTAGGGTGGGGTGGGGGGCTTCCTGGCCAGGCTGAGATATTAATAGGATAAACAACTCCATCGTTTCAATATATTTATAGAATAAACATATTAGTAGTAACACTATCTTAATTAATTAAGATAAAGTTTATCTTTAATGTTTTAAGATAATAAGATACAATCCTTATCTTAAAAGATTATGGATATAATAATAGATAAAGTTTATCCTTAATAATATATGAATTAAAATGTATTAAATTGAGGTATAGTATTTTTATTTTATATCTATATATATTATATTATTATTATTATTATTATATAAGTGATATATAAGACTTTAAGCATACCATATCCCCCATTTCAATCCATAAAAGATATAGCTAATATCTAAATTAGCTGATAAGAGCGATATAGAACGGAATAACAATTCCATCGTGATAGATAACCCCTATGCCTTAAATATTTATTTTTTCTACCATGCTAAAATAGACTAAAATATCAATTATTTTAAAAACCATAAGTCTATATATCATAAGGGTTTACAACAATATACTTAAAATTTTATGGAATAAATACTATATTGTGATTGAATATAAGCCGATAATATGCATAATTACATTGTAAGGTTAACCAATGGGGTTAACTGGAAAGTGGATTGAAATGACAATGAAGGGGTTCAATATGAATGATATTTGTATTTTGATCGAATCGTGGGATTTTACCGAACTTTTTACAATTAATGAAGGGGTTTAATTATGAATGAAGATATTAAAAAGTTTGTAGAGGAATTATCTTGGAATATGAAATCAGAATTGCACGAAATATATATGGATTGTGCAATAGATAATACAAAAATTGACAAAAAAACATTGCAAGCAATTAAAAAGATAATCATTGCCAGAGTCAATCTGTTTGCCGAACACATAAATGAAAATGGTTTGAATATGGAAGAATAGTTTTTGTTTTTTTTCACACAATATTTTTATAAGGGGTTTTGTAATGGTTATTAATGCAAAGAAAACAGTTAAAAAGTCTAATAAACCTAGTGGATACATTATTTACCAAAATAAAGTTATAGTGGTAATAATGATCATTAGGTCAAGCAATAAAAAAACCGGAAACATGGTTCAAACTTACATTATTCGTAAGGATGTTAATCCATTGGAAGCTTTAAAGAATGGCAAAGATTCTGCAATATGTGGAGATTGCATTCATAGGGGAAGATTTATTAAAAATGAAAAAACAGGTAAAATTGAATGGAAGCGAACTTGTTATGTGAATGTTGGTCAAGGGGTTTTGCAAGTTTATAAAAGTTACATAAAAGGCAATTATCCAAAATATAACCCACATAAACATGATGTTAGGTTATTAGATAAGAATGGTAATAAAAGAATGATTAGACTTGGAACATATGGAGATCCCGCATTTGTTCCATTGCGTGTGTGGGAATATTTCTTACCTAAATTCGATGGCAAAACAGGATATACACACCAATGGAATAAACCTTGGATTAATCCTAATTTTAAAAATATAGTTATGGCATCATGCGACAGTAAAACAAATGTATTAGATTCTAATGCCATTGGTTACAGATCTTTTATAGTTGTGCCACATGATGAAAAAATAGCCAAAATTAATGATATGAATGCCATTAATTGCCTATCTGATTCTATTGGTAGAAAATGCGAAGATTGCGGTTTATGTAATGGTAACGAAAAGAATAAAGGAAAGAATGTGTATATAAACGCACATGGTGCGAGTAAGCGTTTTGTTCTGTCATTAGTTTAATAATCCCTGTTTTTTAACCTTATTTGGAGTTTATTCAATGATATCTACTAAAAATGTTCACATCATTCAACATGGCAAAAAAATTGGGGTATTGAATATACCACATAGCGAATTGACTACCAAAAAATATGCAATCCTTAATTCTATTGGTAGTCTTATCCCCTTCCATTGTTTACCTACTAATAGCTATTGCACATTTACAACTAAAATCACTAGTTATGACGATGTAATGTTGTGCCATATTAGATAATAAACCCTATTAACATCATTAAACCTTATTGCCCTGTTATCTATTTGGTAACAGGGATTAAGGCAATAGATAAGGTATTTTGCCTTATCATATCGGTATTAATTAACCTTTTTTGGAGTATCTCACAATGAAAAGTATTTATGGTAAACCTAGTACACTATCTCAGTTTAAAGCTATTAAATCGATCCATAGACAAGGCAAAAAGCCTAGTGAATTATTAGACTTACATAATTCTAGATCATATTCACCACGCATAAAAACGCATTCATTAATGCGATTTATTGATTCTGATTACGATGATAATTTTAGGCCAAGAAATTGTATTACCATACCGATTGGTACACAACGATCTAGTTATATTTCAAGAATTTATGATCATAAAAAAAAGAATTACACCAATTTACAAGCTTGTTTTAAGCAATCGCATTTAAAAACAAATAGCCACGGAAAGTATTCAAGTAGATGCAAATATGAGCGTTTTAGTTATACGCCCATGATTCAATCATTCGGTTACATGATTAATAAAAACACCATGTATTTTAAAACAGATACCGATCAGGGCATTATTTCAAGAACAATAAAAGCTCCCAGAGGATTTCATTTTGCTATCGATCATTTAGGGCTTAAGATTCAATCCAATAGCATTAAATCAATGGACTACCACTTTACCGCTCTGGACTTGTTACCATATGCCATAAAGAAAAACGATTATAAGAGCGGGCAATTAATGGTTGCTATTGCTAAAGACAATTACAAGGCACGAAAACAAGTCGATCTAAAATCAGCTATTTTTAGTGACGATCCTAAAAAGGTTAATAGGGTTATTCGTGAAGCCGAACGGCTTCAAGTTCAAATATCTATTGTGGATAGTATCAGAGCGGGCAATTGTTTATCAGGCACACAAATTTGGGCAATGCGTAATCATTTAAGCATTAGCAATCATTATCAAATACAATCGATTACAGATAAGCTTGATGAAGATAATGCCAACAGGGTTAAGCTTGTAATCCTGAGGGCGATAGAGCGAACCAAACAAGAACTTGCTAGGGGGTTTTCATTGCTGCAAGATCATTACCTTGAATACCAAACTAACTAGGGGGCAACCCTAGTTTTCAATGGTGGGTAGGTCGAATTGTTCAGGTCAAAAATTTTTTTGCCGATCAACCTGGAAAATCAGGCAAAAAAAAATTCGCTGGGTTCTTTTTGTGTGTTACGATTTTTATCATTTTTTTAAGGATGTTTGTAATGAATGATTCTAAAAAGTGTTTTTGCTGCAACAAAAAGCAAACAAAAAACAATCCTTTAGTTAAGGATATCGGTAGAATGGTATGCCAACCATGCCACAAAAACATACTATCCGAGCGAAGATATTATGCATCAGCTTTATGGCATGGCAACCCGATAAAACAATGAAATAGGGCCAACCCTGTTTCCCAATGCTATAGGGGGCAAAACCTATAGCGTAAAAATTTTTTGGTGTGTTCGCCTGGCAAATGTGTGTTTAAAATTTTATCATTTTTTTGGAAAGGATTTGTATCATGCTACGAATAACTAAAGATAAGCCTATTGAACCAATGGAATACGATAACGAAAGAGTAATCCGAATGAAGGTTGGAAGCTTACATTGTATGCTACCAAACCTTGCAATCGTCCGTAAGCTTTGGAATAAGCGGGTGCATCATGCACCCAAAGCATTAAGGCGAGGCTGGATCAAATGTGTACTGGAAACACATTTAGCAAATCAAGATTTGTATATTCGTGTAATGAATGGACTGCTTTAATTAAACCAAGCAACCCCCAACCCTCTTTTTCTACGAAAGGTTAGTTAAATGAAGATCATTAAAAACACCTTGGAAGTTATCACATCAGTATGGGAAGATCCTGGCGATTATCCCAACGCATTGGCGAGAGGCCCGCTCCCTTCGCATTTATGCGTAGAAGACATCTCAGGTTATCTTTTGATCCAAGTCGAGAAACAAGATCAAGATAACGAAGATTTCGAGGACTGCAAGCCTGACGAAATCATGCAATCTCTGATGGATGATCACACCATTAGTGTCGATGGTGTAGTCATCACATCTTGGCAGTTCTGCCCAAAAGAGCATCCAAATTCAAATGATGCTGCTGGGCTAGACCTGTGGAAGATTATCCCATATAAATGGGATGCTGATAAATTTGAATTGTAGTGACCCTGTTTTTTAATGGATATACCCCCACTTTGGGGGAGTCCAAAAAGTTTTATCCTTGAAAGGGAATTAATCAATGTCTACAGAATCAGCTTCTAAAATTGTTGAAAAGGGCCACCCTGATTACGATCCAAATCGTATTGTTACTATTACCTTGAAGGCTTCTGAAGCCTACATCATTCGCTACATTGCAGCTATTCTAGCTGATGAAAAATGTACTGATGAGGCACGGAAATCAATTCTGTGGGGGTGCAAAGCAACACCCCAAGACATGATGAAAATACATCACAAAGTTTATTCAGATGAAATGGGCTGGGGCCATTACGATCTAAATAAGTAGACCCCTTTTTTCTTCACCCTATAGGCCAAATCTGTAGGGTGAAAATCTTATCAAGGAACAATATGAAAAGACCTATTGAATGCTCCAAATGCGGTAAGCACATCATTAAAATGTATGGTTACAAAGACCTATGCAATCTATGCCATACAAAAAGCTTAAACTTATCAGCAAGAGGTACTGCTGAGCTTAAGAAGCTAAGAGATGAACTAAGGGAAGTTAAGGCAAAGCTAAGATCATTGCGAACAACCTTAACTAATACCAAGTTGTCGTTGAAAAACGCTGCTAGAATCAATGAAAAGCTTAAGGCTGACCACCGTTCTGATTTCGAGTGGGATCGTGAAAGAATCAAACAATACAACAAGGACAAATTATGAAAGTATTAGTTGCTTGCGAGTACAGCGGAACCGTTAGAGATGCATTTAAGGCCAAGGGCCATGATGCTTGGTCATGCGATTTGCTTCCTACAGACAAACCAGGGCAACACTACCAAGGAGATGTGATTGAATTCATTAAGAACAATCCAGGTTGGGATCTTATGATTGCTCACCCGCCCTGCACCTACCTTGCTGCATCTGGTTTGCATTGGAACAAACGCATTCCAGGGCGTGACCAACTCACCTTAGAATCATTAGAGTTCGTGACCCTCTTATTCAATGCACCTATACCCAAAATCGTATTGGAGAATCCTATTGGCAGAATCAATACTGCAATCAGGAAACCTGACCAAATAATTCAGCCTTGGATGTTTGGGGAGGATGCATCAAAGTCCACTTGTTTATGGCTTAAAGGTGTACCCAAGCTTGAAGCAACTGACATCATAAAGAAGGACAGATACGCTAACCAAACAGCATCAGGCCAGAACAACCTTGGCCCATCAAAGGATCGCTGGAAGATTAGGTCAACAACTTATCAAGGCATTGCAAATGCAATGGCAGAACAATGGTCGATTCCACTAGTAAAAACATCATGTAATCATGTATACTGTTAGCCTAAGAGGGTTTGTTAAGACCCTCTTTCTTTTTGGCTCAAGGTATATACAATGGATGACAAAAACTTTTGGTCGTTCACGGACATCGCTGCTGACCTTGACTTAGCATATACAACCATCCGAAGGAACATAGAAACATTCATCAAGCAAAAGAAAATGAAACCATTGACCCGCATGAAAGCGGACAAAGGACACTTTTGTTCTGTCATGGATAGCACCCAGTACAGTCTGTTTCGTGAGCTAATGCGTGGAAGAACCGCAGTAAACAAGGATGATGAAACAGTTAATGACAAGATGTCTGACGATGGGTTCTTCTACCTAATCTTATTAGTTCCAGAGTTTTCAGACGGTAGGATTAAAGCTGGATTCACATCTCGATTAGACTCCAGGTTTACCGAACACCTGATGTCAGCACCAACAGCAAAGCTAATCTATTCAACTCCATGTCAACGAGCGTGGGAAACATTCTTGTTAGCTTATGTACACAGTCATGGTAAAAAGATTCGATCAGAAGTATTTGATGTTCCTGATACAAAGGTTTTAATCAAAAACCTTAAGACCCTCTTTTCTCAAGTTGGGCAACGAAAATGAATCACGGAAAATAAGTCCAGCATCGTGGACTAAGGAACCCTCTTAGTTAAGGGAAACGCATTTGCGTGAACTAAGGTAAATTAGACCAAATCTTCTTGAGGTATATTGTCAAACAACTCTGGAACAGGTTGAGCCTCAAGACCTTCTTTTAATTCCTTCAACATATGTGAGAACCTTGCAATTCCAGATCCATCACAGGTATCAGCACCAAGTGCAGCAAAGTGTTTATACCTTGGAAGTGTATTAACTCTACCAATGTGAACATGAAGGCCAAGTGTTTTAGCAGTCTTAACAATATCGACTACACATTTTGAATCTTTCCATTGCGTTGTGCCACCGATAAATATCGCTTTCATTTCTTCCCAGGGTATATCCAAATCCTCAATACCATCTTGGGCAACCAATGCCATAGGCCACATAGGAGGACATACAATGTATCTGTTTTTCCATATCTCTAAGATTCTTCGGGCATTACCAACTATGTCAGGAATCGCAACAAATAAACATCTGTCAATTGCTTTTTCTTGGCGGGTCAAAATCCTTGTAAATTCTTTTTTGTTAAACCGAGTAAAAGCACCATTGTCTATTCCATATGGTAAACCCGCATCACTATAACTAGTTAATGGTGTTATTAACTGGCCAAGAACCAAATCTTCTTTAATAAGCTCTGACAAGGTTGCAGGGCTTTTATCTATTAGTAGTTTCACTTAATATCCCATACTTTATGTGCTTGGATACCTAATCTAAAGTCAGGGTTTTTTTCTACCCATTTTAAACATTCTGATAAAGAATAATCTGATATTATTTTGGATTTAGAATAAACAGGTGTTACCCATTTAAATTTAAATCCAGAAAAATTGTAGTTAGACCAATCATCTAAAGTAAGTCCACCTAACGATGGAACTAAATTTATTTGATCCCCCCTGTGAATGCGTAAGTCACTAGGTTTTGAATGAGGTGATACAGAAATGAAGTCAAATGCAACTTGAGACATAGCTCTTATTCCAGATGTAGCTACTGCAAACTTTTGATTTATGCAATACTTTTTAACTTCTTTAATTAAAAACCAAAGGTCTTGATCACTAGGTTCACCACCAGTTATCCAAATCCATTCAACATCCTTGTTTTCTTCTGTTGATATTTTGTCTAATATTTCTTCAATCGAAAGCTCAATTTTATCGTGATTGTATCTTGTATCACATCCCTTGCAACCAACAGAACAACCAGCAAGCCTAAAAAATATATTGGTGACTCCAAGCATTGCACCTTCGCCATTTATCGTTTTAAATATGTGGCCATCTGCAAATGCAAATTTCTTAGGTTCAATTACATTAAGATTCATTAGACTCCCCTATTTCAGTATTCTTAAGCATTTCAGCCAAAGCAATATAAGCAGCAGCATCTTCAAGGGTATCTTGATGATACCCCTGAGAAAGTCTGCAAAGCTTTAACATAGCCATCATTACTGCCACTTCATAAGCGGTAACTTCACGCTTCAAGAAGTTAGTCCAACTATCAGCAATACGCTTTAAATTAAGCTCTGGAGCATCGTATTGATTAGCTCTTTCAACAATATGTTCAGTACAGCGGGAAAAGAATTCGTTAAGTAAATACCTATCCATTTATTTTCCCCTTTAATTCAGATCGTTTTTTAATTGCTGATTCTAATGGAATCAAAAAGGTCTTGTTGTTTTTGTTTTCAAGCGGGTTTTCATGCTGATCAATGTGTTCAGCAATAATTGATGAATCATCCAAATCGATCACACCTTCTAACTTGTTTCGCATTAGAAAATATCCAATACGAACTCTGTTAACACCAATAATTTTTGCAGCTTCTCTTGCTGTTACATATGTTTGATCGCCTACTTTAATTGCCATTTGAAACACCTTCCATTTCTCTTCTGTTGTTGATTTGTTCTAATACTGCTGCCCTAATCTTTTCGTCAACAAGTTCTCGCTCTTTAGCTTTCTCTTGCTTCTTTAAAGTAGCAGCAAGTTTCTTTTCTTTTGCTGTTATCTTTCTTGTTTCTCTTCGCA